ATGATACTACAGCAACTGCACTCACTGGAGGTCAAGCACTTCTCTCAGGATTTACGATTGCTGGTGGTGCCTCTCTGGTTGATGTTGATGATAAAGCAGCATTGCAACTTGGAAGATCTGGTATTGGAACGATCAGTGATATATACACTCTTGCTTGTGCAGCACCTAATACAAATAAAAAGGCACTTGCCGTATTGAACTGGATCGAACAAAGGTAATTAATTATGAATAACTTTGAACTCTTGCTATACTTTGTATGCTTTGCTGCCATTGGTGGTGCTGCATTTGCTATGATGTGGGCTAACATTCAATCTATTAAAGTAGAGATGAATACACCCAAACCACGTCATCCTGAAGCACCTGAACCGGGAGAAGAATTGCTGTATGTTGATTTCTCAAGAGAAAAACTTGAGAACCTTTACAAAAAAGACAAATGATATATAATGGACGTAGTATTTCGTCCATACATGAAAATCTTTTTAGATACAGCAGACACCGATGTAATTGAAAAATATTTTTCAACAGGATTAGTTGACGGTGTTACAACTAATCCTACTCTTATTATGAAAAGTGGCAAAAACCCGGAAGATGTCTACCAAAAGATTAAGGACATTGGGGTAAAAGATATCAGCATGGAGGTCGTAGGATCTGACCTAGCGATGTATGTTGAAGGTATTCGTCTATACGAAAAGTTTGGCGATGTGGCTACTATCAAAGTTCCTTGTACTCGTGAAGGTCTGATTGTTTGTAAGAGATTGTCTGAGCAAGGTATTAAGGTTAACGTCACACTCATCTTCTGTGCCGCTCAAGCAGTCTTAGCAGCAAAGGCAGGGGCAACATATGTTTCTCCTTTTGTAGGACGCTTAGATGACCAATCAGTGGCAGGTCTAGAGGTTGTCAGGTCTATCTCTGAGTTATATCGTATTCATGGTATTAGGACTCAAGTTCTATCAGCATCTATTCGTAGTGTACAACGTGCTATCCGTTCGTGGTATAATGGTGCTGAGATTTGCACTATGCCACCTAAGGTATTTGATCAAATGTATGATCACATTCTCACAGATAAGGGTCTGGAAATTTTTGATAACGATTGGAAACAGGTACAACAATGACATTTACAGTATATTCAAAGGATGGTTGCCCATATTGCACCAAAGTAGAACAGGTGTTACAGTTAGCAGAACTCAACTATGTCATATATAAACTTAACAGGGATTACACTCGTGAAGAGTTTTATGATAAGTTTGGAAATGGTTCAACCTTTCCAAGAGTTGTGAAAGACGATACACTTATTGGTGGTTGCACTGAAACTGTACAGTATCTGCGGGAGCAAAAATTAGTTTAATGGAACACAACCTCATAGACATCTACGATCTTGTTGAACACGCTATTGATAATGCCTTTGAGGGTCAAATGAATTTAAAGTTTTACAATTATCTTAGAGAAAGTAAAACTAAAAAGCACGAAATTGATTCATTTATTAAGAGCACCACAGCTGCAGAAATCAGCGATCTTACACTTGACCTTGATGAGTATATTAAAGGTGGTGTTGACAATGAACACAAACAACTTCGCGAAGGTTATGGTCACATTCCTAAACCTCAAGCAAGAAAAATTAAAATTTATTTGTATGGTATCTTAGAAGATGCCTGGAGGTACAGCCGTGACCGAAAACCTGGACGAAGGAAAAAGCAATCTAAATAATGACGAAACCCACATTAACCGTGGGGTTGAGTTACTATTGCGTAATAGGAGGAGTAAACCAGAACCACCAAAAACTTTTCAGGTAAAGTTTGGTAAGATGATATCTCTCTTACGTAGAGAGATTGTATTTCATTTAAACTTCTATCTGGACATTAGAAAGAAATAGTCTCTGGAGGCACAGAAGATGTTAGCAGTAACCTTGACCATAGGAACATTAGTTTCAATTATGTTCTTTTTTGTAGGAGGTGTGGTAGGATGGTTAGCAAAGGATCACGTATACCAAACTCAACCCGTTTATATGCATCCAGAGATGTTTGATGAAAACGGAAATGTATTACCTGATGAAATTTTAGCAGTACGATTTGAAAACGATTATGAGCCCGACGAAGACCACGAAGACGACTAAGAAAGAAGTTCTTCCACAAAACCCGTTTATATTTGAGGTTCTAGAACTCACGAGTAAGCAAAGATCTAAAGCGAAAAAAGTAGAAGTTCTGAAAGAGTATGAGCATAATGCTCTTAAGGCAATCTTTATCTGGAACTTTGATGATACTGTTATCTCAATGGTTCCTGAAGGAGAAGTTCCATATGGAGACATTGGAGATCAGACCGTTTATAGTGGAACTCTATCTGATAATTTAGAAAAAGAAATGAGGGGAGACATGGAGTCTGCCACTGGCCAGGATCTGGACGGAAGAGGTAAAACTTCTCTCCGTAGAGAATGGCAAAATCTTTATCATTATATAAAAGGCGGTAACGATTCTCTAACTAAGACTCGTAGAGAAATGATGTTTATCAACCTACTGAGGGGACTTCACCCAAAGGAATCTCAGGTTCTTTGTTTAGTCAAAGATAAAGTTTTGCAAACTAAATATAAGATAACTAAAGACATTGTTGAAACAGCGTATCCAGATATCCAATGGGGAGGTCGCGGATGACAGTAGCAATAGATCAGGAAAAGGAAATGACAGAATTTGGACCAGATGTTACTGAGGTAAATCCTTCGGATTATAGTTGCCAAATTCTCCTTGAAAAAACTACTCTCGAAGCAGCAGACGATAAATCTTTTCCAAATGATGCTAGATTAGTTTGGTACGTAGTTGATGGTAAAGAATATATTGACCTTACAAGATGTAGTAAGGTCGTTAAATTATTTGATATGTACTATGATAAGTATGGCAAAGGTGCTGTTCAAAAAATTGACTTTGGATATGGTGCAATGAATCCAAAACTCTGGGGACAAAAACCAAAGAAAGAAAAGAAAAGAAAATGAATGAAGAAGATCTTAGGGAACAAATTAACTCTCTGATCCGTGAAGAAATCCAAGAAGATATCAATGATTATGTTGATTCAATAGAAGAAACAAAAAAAACAGGTCTTGGATTTTTTTCTAGTGATGATTCAGATGAATTAAAAGTCAAAGTCTCTCAAAAAGAGATTGATAAAATCATAAAAGAATATAAAAAGATGAAAAAGAGTACAAGATCTAATCTATCACACATTAAAAAACTTGGATTAGTTGATAGGCACGGAAATCCCCTAAAATAAATACACCAGCAGGCAAATCCATATGCTTTCCACTAAATACAGATTGCGACTTGAAGCAATCTGTAAAAAGATAGTTCTTTGCGAGGATGTATCTTTACCTGATATGATCTGGGCAGAGAAATTGGCAAAGAGTCATACTACTGCTCGTGATTGGTTACAAAAAGCACGAAGACAATCTTCTCAGCAAATTGAAGAGGGTAGTACAGATGATTTTCTTAATCGGATGGGGTTAGGAGATCCCGACCCATCCAATCATAAGAAGGGATTTACTGATGCTGACGACATTAAGAGTTGGTTTCACCAAGACAAACCTGATGACTGGCGTCAGAGGGATTGATTATATTTGCGTCGTATCATGGGATAAACAATTTGAATGTGTTCGGTATCATCATGTTCATAAGTCATCTCCCAATCCAGTACAAGATGTAAAAAGTTCATTTCCATTTGAGGAAGTATACGAAAATGCAAGCAGTAATTTACAGTAACGGTAGTCAAGAGTGTGAAAGGGCTGGTATGCTCCTGAAAAGTATTCACGAAGATTTCCATGAATACTTTTTGGATGAAGACTTTACAGATAAACAGTTCCATGCAGAGTTTGGTGGTAATGCAGAGTATCCACAGATTGCTATTGGACTAAAACATCGTGGTGGTCTTAAGGAGACTTTGAATTATTTGAATAAACATAATTACATATGTTCGTGTTGATAAGAAGACACTTGACTAAATAGAATATGAGGTCTATAATAGACCTATCGTTCATCCGAGAGATCGGACGCAAGTAAGTCGCGCAACGGAGCGTTGATCCCATGATTGAATTTTTATTATATTCATCACTCACCTGCCAACAAGCTGATACAATCATGCTGAAGATGAAAGCAAATGAGAAAATCTCTGATGCTTTTAAGGTAGAGTTGATAGAGACCGTAAAGGAATCTGTACCTGAGTGTATCTGGGACGCACACGACTGAAGGAACGGCGTTTTAACAAACCCATTTCTTTAGGAGTAACACAATGAACACACTTAATCTCATTCGCAAGCAGATCAACAAAGCATCTGCTCTTCACGACGCACAGATTAATCACACCTCATATCGTGGTGTTGAGTATTCTACTCGTTGTGTAGAAAACAAAGAGTCTCACGGTACATTCTGTTATCGTGGACGCACTTACACCAAGTGATTGTCAAACCGATTGAATAGTGTTAAGATGGGAGGGAAACCTCCCATTTTTTATGGAAAGAGATAAACTAAAACTGATAGTAAGGAATCTAAAACTGCTGGTTGATGCTCTTGAGTCTGAAGTGTATTCTGATACTGATTCATACACAACTAAGCAGGAAAATTTTGATGATTCTTCTGCCAACTACATATTAGATTATGACGAAGTTTTTGAGGATGACGATGGATAAGATAGATACACAAGGAATGAGTGTTCCTGGTAGTGGTAAACCACCATCAAGGAAATCATATCCACCACTGGTAATACCAAAACGAAATGTCTTTACTGATTTAGAAAGACAAGAACTAAAAGACATTATTAACGAGACACTTGATGAACGAGAACAACGTAAAACTAATCAGCGTAACACCTGATGCTGAGAAGCACATGGCATATTGTGCCCGTGTATCAAACCCTAACAACCAAGAGAATGAAAAGTTCTCTGGATTGTTGAAGTATTGTGTGAAACACCAGCATTGGAGTATCTTTGAGCAGGCATATATGACTCTGGAGTTGAACACTACCAGAGGAATCGCAGCTCAAGTGCTTCGTCACAGGTCATTCACATATCAAGAATTTTCACAACGCTATGCTGATTCTTCCTTACTCGCGGAGGAGATCCCTCTACCTGAACTACGCAGACAAGACACCAAGAATCGTCAGAATTCTATTGATAATATTGACCCGTTTATCCGTCAAGAGTTTGAAATGTTAATGCAACAACATTTTTCACAAGCAATGGATCTTTATCAGAGAATGCTTGATGAGGGAATCGCAAAGGAGTGTGCTCGTTTTGTGCTTCCTTTGGCATGTCCCACAAAAATTTACATGACGGGCTCAGTTCGGTCATGGATCCATTATATTGCACTCCGAGAAAAATCAGGAACTCAAAAAGAACATATGGACATTGCCAAAGAATGTAAAAAAATCTTTGTAGAGCAGTTTCCAACTTGCGCCGAAGCACTTGGAGGTTTAGATGTGGACTGGGTATTGTAATGTTCTGAAAGATCTTCAGAATGGATCTAAATATTTTATATTGAGGTGAAAATTTTGGCAACATATCCGATTATTAATAAAGAAACTGGTGAACAAAAAGAAGTAATCATGAGTGTCACTGAATGGTCTCAGTGGTGTGAAGATAACCCTGACTGGAAGAGAGACTGGAGTGATCCATCTACCTGCCCTGGATCGGGTGAAGTCGGTGAATGGAAGGATAAACTTCGTAAGAAGAATCCTGGATGGAACGATGTTCTATCTAAGGTCAAATCAGTACCAGGTGCTAACATTCAAAAAATCTAAGTATGCCAGCTAAAAAGAGAAAAGGCGGTTCCAGCGTTGGAGTCGGCAGTATGAGTTCAAGACAACTGAAGAGAAAGAAACCAATCAATTCTGATTTAATGGTTGACATCAAACCATTAACAGATAACCAAGAAAAGTTCTTTGAGGCATATAACGCAGGCAAAAACATGTTTGCTTATGGTGCAGCAGGTACAGGCAAAACTTTTGTCGCACTCTACCTTGCACTTAAAGACGTATTAGATCAATTCACACCTTATGAAAAGGTGTATGTGGTTCGTTCTCTAGTTTCTACTCGTGAGATTGGTTTCCTTCCAGGTGACCATGATGATAAGGCAGCACTTTACCAAATTCCATATAAGAATATGGTAAAGTATATGTTTGAGATGCAGGATGAGAATGAATTTGAGATGCTTTATGGAGCACTCAAAGCACAGGAGACTATTCGATTCTGGTCTACATCATTCATTCGTGGAACGACCATGGATAACTGCATTATCATCGTTGACGAGATGCAAAACTTGAATTTTCATGAACTTGATAGTATAATAACCAGAGTTGGTGAAAACTGTAAGATTGTTTTCTGTGGAGACGCAGCACAGTCTGATTTAGTGAAGACCAACGAGCGGAATGGAATCCTTGATTTCATGAAGATCATCCAAGCAATGACTGATGACTTTACTTGTGTAGAGTACGACGTTAATGATATTGTTAGATCTGGATTTGTTCGTAACTACATCATGACTAAAATTGCACTCGGTATTTAATGTTTGTCCATCTAGATAATTTAAAAGGTGAAACTGATTTAGAAGCAACCATGATTGATGGGACTCGTTTTTACGAAGTTCCATCAGGAAAGATGTATCCATCTATCACCTCCGTCACTAGTTTCTATAACCGTGAAGTCTTCGTTAACTGGAGAAAGAAAGTTGGGAACGATGCAGCAAATAAAATTCTTAGAGAATCTACATTTCGTGGTACAAAGTTTCATGATGCTGTAGAGCAATACATTAAGAATGTTCCTATCAAGGACATTGATATGCTCCCCTCTACTAAGTTTCTCCTACTCTCAGCGAAGGAGAACCTTGACCGTATAAATAACATACATGTTATAGAACAGTCACTGTATAGTGACTATCTTGGTCTTGCGGGGAGAGTAGACTGCATAGCAGAGTACGACGGAGAACTAGCAGTCATCGACTTTAAGACCTCGGCCAAGATTAAACCCGAGAAATGGATTGAAAATTATTTCGTGCAAGAGACTGCTTATGCTTGCATGTATTTTGAAATGACTGGTATCCCAGTTAAAAAATTAGTTACTATTATGGTTGCAGAAAATGGAGAAAGTTTTGTCTACGAAAAAACAAACAAGGGTCACTATATTAAACTTCTCACAGAGTACATCAAAAAGTTCGTCGAATTCAAAACAGGAGAACATGGAGAACCAAGTTGATGACCTGATCAAGGAGAAGTTCTTGTGCCAAGCAAAGTTTGCACAAGAGGTTGAAAGTCTAGTCAAGACTTACAAGTTCAATTACATCGATGCTATCCTCACGTTTTGTGAAGAGAACAAGATCGAGATGGAATCTGTTGGTAAACTTATTTCAAAACCATTGAAGGAAAAACTTAAGTATGATGCTACTCAACTTAACTTCCTGAAGAAGACTACGAGAGCAAAACTTCCATTGTGATTATTAAAATTGAAAATGACACCGATTGATGTATACAAAACATACCTAGCATTCAAAAATCATTTCACAAAGCAGAGTTATAGTTACTTCAAATACTCTGGTAAGTCTAGGGCATCTGTTCAGGCATATAATAATCGTAAAGATCGTTACTTCTTTGAGCGTATGTCTCGTAAGAAGACAGATGATGAAATCAAACAGTATTTTCTAGCAAACTTTGTTGAATGTGATGACCCTGACCGACTGTGGATTGGAGAGATCATATCTGCTGGTGAGGATAACTTAAAGTCTTGGATGAAACGATCCCAGACTATGAGTTACATGTTCAAAACTGAAGTAGAAGTCTTTGTAAGTAAAGAAAACTTTCAACAACTGTTCTCTATCAAGGGACAGTCACACCCTGAGGTATTGAAAAAATATCTGCAGGGTGCTTTGTCTATTGAGACTATGGTAATCTTAGATATCATTCTAGGATACGTGAAGAACTTTGACAAGAAACTCGAAGATCCAGTGTGGACAACCGTCAGTCTCAAGATAAAGAAATATAAACCATTCCTAAATATTGATGTTGAGAAATACAAGTCAATTCTTAAAGAGCAAGTCGTATGAGATTTTTTGACTCCGATCAAGTTCGTGATACAATCATGGAACTTGAGTCACTACAATTAGAACTCACTAACGATCTAATGCATCTTGCAGAGTATAGTGTCGAAGAAAGAAGAGATCATCTAAAGCGACTCAAGACATTCCTTGAGAAGCAGAAGGTTTTCTTTTTTCGTATCTCTCTGTCCGATGACCCCGATGCCTTAAAAATTAAGGAGAAGGTGGTCGAAGCAGCAAAGATGTTCGGTTACTCTGAAGTTGACGGTATGGACAAGTTCTTTGACCAACTCGATCACACAATCAAAAACCTAGAAAAAACACTTGACAATTAAGGACCGGTGTCCTATAATAGACTTGTCGTTATCCAATGAATCCTAATTCATCCTAATCTATCCTAATCAATCCTATGTCTTTCGCAAATCTTAAAAAGCAATCACGCACTGGTTCCCTTACCGACAAACTGATTAAGTCTGTCGAGAAACTCAACGAAAAAGGTAACGGTGCAGACGAGCGTATCTGGAAACCATCAGTTGATAAGACTGGTAATGGTTACGCTGTCATTCGTTTCCTTCCTGAAGCAGAAGGTAATGAACTGCCTTGGGCACGAGTTTATACTCATGCATTCCAAGGTCCTGGTGGATGGTTCATCGAGAATTCTTTGACTACTCTTGGTCAGAAGTGCCCTATCTCTGAGTACAACTCTACTCTTTGGAACAACGGCACTGACTCTGGTAAGGAGCAAGCACGTAAGCAAAAGCGTAAGTTGTCATATTACAGCAACATCTATGTTGTCAATGATCCTGCTAACCCCGACAACGAAGGTAAAGTCTTCCTCTACAAGTATGGTAAGAAAATCCATGACAAGATCATGGAAGCAATGAAGCCTGAGTTCGATGATGAAGAACCAATCAACCCCTTTGATTTCTGGAGTGGTGCAAACTTCAAACTGAAGATCCGTAAGGTCGAAGGTTATCAGAACTATGATAAGTCTGAGTTCGACAAGCCTAGCGCATTGTTCGATGATGATGACCGTCTAGAGAAACTCTATAACAATCTCTATGACTTGAATGAGTTCCTTGATCCTAAGAACTTCAAGGACTATGCTGCACTTGAAAAGCGTCTGCAGTATGCTCTTGGACTCAAGGGCACACCTAAGATGCAGGACCGTGAAACTCAAGAGCAAGAAGCACAATGGGAGCGTGAGCGTCGTGGCGATTACACTGAACCCAGTGCTGCTGGTGCAACTTATGAAGACATGAGTGAAGGTCGCAGTAAGTCATTCAATGACCCTGATATCACAGGTAGCAATACAGAAGAGGAAGATGACTCCCTCAATTACTTTGCTAAACTGGTCAACTCCTGACTTTTACACCCTCCGAAAGGAGGGTTTTTTTATACCCCAGATTCTCTTGGGTTATATGTTGCCTTGGTGGTTCTGTTGATATACTGAGAAGAAGTTTCATACTTCATAATGTTTCTCATATCTGAAACAAAACCACCAACGAATTCTGGTTTTAAGATACGGATGATTCTCTTACGATCATTCTGTAGTGTTTCATATTTAAAGTTGCTAACTGGACCTGCTGCTTTGTCTGCTAATAAGATCCAAGTTCTTTTATAAGCATCATCGTAATCAGGATCTGCTTGTATAGAATCATATGTAGATTTATCTGTGGTTACAGTGCTACCATTTAATGTCACGTATGTGAAAGTATAATCTTCATCAACCTCATGACCTTTATCTAAAACAGTTCTATTAAAACTATCTCTGATTTCTCTTGTTTCATAGTGATGAGGTTCTAAAAGTG